ACTTCCGATCGGTGTATTTTGCTGATCTCGGATAAACCAAGTGCAGGCGGAGCCTCAGCCAATGAGGCTCCTGCCTATCTTCATTCTAATGAGACGGAGGTGATGTGAAATGGAGCGAGACTATATCCGCCTAGACTACTGGACGTCAGACCGCTCCCTGGTTGTTGACTTTGTATTTTGGGATCGTGGAGCTCGCGGATGGCGAATTTATATTATTTCAAACATCGATTACCAAGGCCGGAATTGTTCGTCCCATGCGGCGCATTGGCTCCACGATAACGATGACAGCTATCCTTACATCTGCTGGGCGGGCAACATTGAAACGCTGGAACAAGCAAAAAGCGTCGCATCACTCTGGGCGGAATGTACTGCTAGATATATTCGTAGTCGCCAGAGTTTTGATGATATTGCCGACCAGTTGAAAGACCAATTTGGCTGGGAAGATGACTATTATTACACAGATTTACGGAGGTAAAGAAAAATGACAACGAAAAAGAATCTAAACCCTACTTTATTACCGAAGAAGTTTTCTCTCAAATTCGTGAGAGCATCGGCTCTTGTATCCCGGAAACGGGAGGCATCCTCGGCAGCTCCGACGAAAAACACATCGACTACTTTTATTTTGACAAAACGGCAAATGTGACCGGAGCAACTTATGAACCTGACTGCAATGAACTTAATCCCGTTATCCGGAGATGGCATGAGAAGGGTATCGAGTTTGTGGGATTCATCCATTCCCATCCTCGCGGAGCCATTAAGCCATCCAATCCGGACAATCTCTATACCAAAAAGATCATGAAGGCTCTGGATATGGAGTATTTCGTATCGCTAATCGTGCAAGTGCACAGGTCTCTTAAAGGCGAAAAGGCAAAATTATTTGCCTATGGTTACTACCTTGCAGACCCTAGCCGTTATTTTGAGTTCGGACGTGTAGACGAAGCAAATTCCGGTTTTGAATTTCCAGCTATCGATCTTGATGCAGACCGGAATTGTTCTTATCAGGAGACGCTGGCGAAGAAGCACCCGTTCTCTAAGGATGAACTCAACGAACGAAACAAGGAACTCTTCCCAGCAAATGTGCTTGCACGCAAGACGCTTGTCGTCTTCGGCACAGGCGGCTCTATCGGATTTGTTCTGGATATGGCACGTTCCGGCGTTACGAACTTTATTCTCGTAGATGGGGATAAGTTCGAGCCTCATAACATGAGTAATCAGCGAGTGGCCTACAGCGACATTGGCAAAAGCAAGGTCGAAGTGCTTAGGGAGCAGATTCTGAATATCAACATGGAGGCAGAAGTGAGAAACTTTTGCGAATTTCTCGACAATTCTATCACCGATGAGGATTTCGAGAAACTGATTGGCGATCAACTTCATAAAAACTCAAAAGATATCCTCGTCTGTGCATGCACGGATCGCTTTGAAGCTCAGGCGAGATTGGCTGCACTGGCCATGAAATATGGAACACCTTTTATGGCTCCGCAAATCTATGCCGGAGGTGTTGGTGCAGAGGTTGCGTTCAGCTACCCGGGTGTGACCCCAAGCTGCCCTCGCTGTGTGCTGAAATCCCGTTACGATGCTTACAAAAATGGCTACAAAAATACTGTTACCTCAAAATGCACTCCTATTTCCGCCATTACGCATGCCAATGCGCTGGAGGGTCAGATCGCACTAATGCTTCTGCTTTACCATGAGGGAGATAACAGATACGCGACGATGCTGGACAAAGTTGCTGACAGAAATCTAGCGCTGATCAAGATGTCGCCGGACGCTGAGGAGGTTCTCGGTATCGACTTGTTCCATGACGCGGTGGATGATACCTATTCCTTCTTTGGCGAAGTGGTCTGGATTCCGCAAGACCCTGTCAGCAAGGCAAATGGTTTTGATGAGGATTGTCCTCTTTGTCACGGTAGTGGCAATCTGACTACTCTTATGGGAGAAATCCCGGATACGCGGAGGTGTATGGAATGGAGAGAATAAACTTATCTGTACTCAGCGGAGTATCCCATGAAGGAATGCTCCAGCTCAAAAGCTATGTGGATATGACTGGATCAGACCCACAGCACCAGTCCTACGATTATGATTGCCTGTTTCCTGAAACATGCAATCCCCGGGAAATTTGCCTGAGCTTCATCAAGACGGATGATGGATATACCTTTCGGGTAAGCCCTCATTTTAGATATGATGGTAGCAATGCTATCATGGGGCTTCTCGCCGACCAAGGTGCCGCCTCTTTTTCTTCCTGGCAGGAAGCCGAACAAGCTCTCTGCACGCTTACGAAGGAAGATACAAAGCCTTCAACTGGCGACACTAATCTCGATTCTTTGACCGACTGGGATGAGATATCAGTACCGGAACAGTTCAAGGCAAAGATGCTGAGTTTTGAGCATCTAAAGGAACGTCTGCAAAAGATGGTTATAGGTCAGGACGATTCCACTGAGGCAATTGCCTATATCGTGACACAGCACCTTGCCAAGAAGAATCCTACAAAGCCGGTCTCTATTTTGGCATCCGGGCCGCCTGGTGTCGGTAAATCCGAAACTGCAAAGGTGCTGGCAAAGATTCTTTCTCAAGACTGTGGGCAAGAATATGCCGTATCTTGGACAGACCTCAATAACTTTACGGAGGCTTTCTCAGTTTATCGCCTGATTGGTGCTCCTGCCGGATATGTCGGCTATGAAGATGAAGCTGTCTTTGAAGTGGTTGCCAGAAATCCCTACACAATATTTATCTTCGACGAATTAGACAAAGCTCATCCAGAGGTTCTGAAAACCTTCATGGCCATTTTGGACGAAGGCCGTTGCGCATCCCGAAAAGCTCTCAGTGATGGCTCAAGGGAGTTTGATTTTAAGCATTGTATTTTCTTTTTTACTTCCAATTATGATCTCAGTTCTAGCCAACCCGCCAAACGAAAGATTGGTTTTGCCGTATCCGATGATGTTGAGGATATCTCCTTAGAGAGAAATGAAGTAAGCGTCATCTACCGGGATGAGCAGACGATTTCTACATCGGATACATCCTTGCCTATGCGTATCTATCGGGAAAATGAGGCAGCACGAAAGGCTTTTGTTGGTGTCGGGGTACTCCGGGAAATCGCCTCCAGATTTCAGTGCTTTGTCAATTTTAAACCGCTTTCCGTCAAAGCGAAAACCCGTATTCTGGCAAAGCAGATTATCGAGATGGGATTCGAGTATTCCCATGCCATCTCCTACATAGCTCCAAGCATCATGCAAAGCCTTATTGATGCAGCTATGTCCGGCGATAGCCTGACAGTACGTTCCTTTAAGTCAGTGATTGAAGGTTACTTAGCTCCTGTATTCGCAAGAGCAGAAGTCATAGAAAACCGAACCTATCGGCTGGAGGGTACTCTGGAAGAACCGCAGATGATTCCTGCAGATTAGAGGCAACAATGCCTTAAAACAACATATTTCAAGCACTTGTGCAAATATTACAACATCGTTTTTTGTATGCCACAAAATGCATTTTCACCTCTGTTAGCGGGTGTCGCATCGCTACGAAAGTGAAAACAAAATTGACTTTTTGTCAACATACTTTTGTGGTTTACTCACTGCAAAGGCCGACAAAGCCTGGCACGTTAACAAATTGATTGGGCGGTCGCTGTGGCCGCCCGGAAAGGAGAACAGACTATCATGCCTACGAAAAAATATTCCACAATCCTTGCCGATCCGCCTTGGGACATTAATCAAAAGGGCAAACGGGGAGCTGTTATGCACTATCAACTCATGACCTTAGAAGATATTAAAAATATGCCTATTGCCGATCTGGCGGAGGAAAACGCACATCTGTGGCTATGGATACCAAATGGATTACTCCAAGAGGGACTGGATGTCATGAAGGCCTGGGGATTTACCTACCGCTCACCATTCTACTGGATCAAGTCTCGTCTCGGGTTAGGAAACTATCTAAGAAATGCGAGCGAAACAATCCTGTTCGGAACACGTGGTAAAGCGCCTGTGAAGTTCAAGGCACAGCCAAACTGGCTATTTGCTCCAGTTCAGGATCATTCCCATAAACCGGAGGAGATGTATCCTATCATCGAACGTGTATCTCCCGGCCCGTATTTGGAACTGTTTGCCCGCAGACCACAGCCAAACTGGGATGCGTGGGGTAATGAGATTGCGTCAGATATCGTCATTCCCGGCTATCCGGTTTCAAAATATAGTGACAAAGTCAAAGAAAGCGAGGAGGTCTGATCATGTATGAACTCACCAGAAAGCCTCATTGGCAGAATTCTCAAATGGGTATTTGCTCTTTTTATAGCTGCAATTGTACTCCGCTGGACTGTATGTATCATCATGGAAATCTGGTGGGTGCTCGTACTTCTCGCCGCCATTGGCATTGGTATTTATGTCGCTTTTCGTGTTTGGAAGAACCGTCATGGAGGACAATGGTAAGAAAGGAGTGCGAGCTATGACCAGGCATCAAATCGAAACCATATGCTGGAAGGAGTTCGTCTGGCGGCGGTCATTCAAACTGGAACAGGTTCACGAGATGTTAGCACATCTTGCCACCGTGTCCTCCCGGGGAGCAGTCATTTGGGAAATTCGTGCAAGAGACGGTTTTGTCAGACACCTACTTGGCGCTGACTCGGCAAGCATCCACAAGATTACTGAAGCACTTCAGGTTCATGGAGATATTGAATTCTACCCAGTGACCGAGCACAACCGCAAGGCAGTCAGTACAGTAAGGCAGATAAAAGTCTCCCATCCAAGTTTATCGCTCCGTACAGACATCACGGAATCTACGATTCGGGCAGGGCTGGCGGCGATGGCCGCCACTGCCCATGGCGAAGAAGCAGTTCTGCAAATTATCCTCGGCGCAGCCTATCCGCCCAGCACGATCCCGAAGAACCTTCCCGATCCAAACGCCGGATGGTTGCAGGCAGTGCTCGGAAATGTATCTCAGGCTTCCACTGAAACTCGAAAATCCATCAAGGATAAAGCGGAACAACATAGCTTTCAAGCCACCATTCGTATCGGTGTTTCCGGTACAAGTGCGAAGTATCGCATCAACTGCATTTTGAGTGCTCTGCGTACCTTGGAAGCGGCAGGCGTCAGAATTTACGACGAAGCTGAGAAACCAACGAAAATAAACAACACTCACGTGCCATGGCATTTTCCGTTGAGACTATCTGTTAAGGAGCTTGCGGGATTCCTGATGTTACCGTCTGGCGAAGATGAATTGCCGGGAATGTCGGATATCCATCCCCGGGCAATGTACCCACCTACGTGGTATAGGGAACCGACGAACAGATTTAATAGCCGTTCATTTGGAACAACCTTAAATCCAGCGAACAGTCAGAAACTTAGCATTTCTCCAGAGGATAGCTTAGAGCATACGATACTGCTCGGGCCGACAGGCTCAGGAAAATCCACGGCGATGCTGAATTTGATCCTGTCAGATATCAACGCCGGACGTAGTGTGTTGGTGATTGATCCGAAGGCGGATCTGGTTACGAGTATTCTTGAGCGCATCCCAGCCTCCCGGGCAGACGACGTGGTTGTGATAGACCCCTCCGACGATAATCCTGTGGGCTTTAACCCGCTGGCGTTGCCGGGCAATCCTACCCTCATGGCTGATGCGATCCTCGCAGTCTTCAAGGAAATCTTTTCAGATAGCTGGGGAGTTCGAAGTCAAGATGTGCTGAGCGCAGCGCTATTGACTTTGGTCGAGACAGACGGGGCATCATTGTTATGGTTGCCACCGCTCCTGACAGATGAGAACTTTCGCCATAAGATTACGAAAGACGTCAAGGATAAAATTACACTCAAACCATTCTGGGATACCTTTGATAATCTCCGTCCCGCTGAACGTGAACAATGGGTTGCGCCTGTGCTCAATAAAATGCGCCAATTTCTATTTCGGCCGGGACTGCGTGGCATCTTGGGGCAGAGTAATCCAAAGTTCCAGCTAACGGATTTGTTCTATCAGCGTAAGATCGTCCTGGTTCCCTTAAATCGCGGCACTGTGGGCGCAGAAAGCGCCAGACTGCTGGGCAGCCTAGTGGTAGGCCTTACCTGGACTTTAGCCCTTTCTCGGGCGAACGTCGCGCCGGAGCGCCGCCATTTGGTCTCCCTGTATATCGACGAACTGCAAGATTACCTTACCTTGCCTACAGATCTATCCGATGCTTTGGCGCAGGCCAGAGGTCTGGGTGTAGGTATTACCATGGCGCATCAGTATCGCGCACAGTTGCCATACGAGATCCGTGCCGGTGTTGATGCGAATGCAAGGAACAAGATCATCTTTGGACTGAATGCCAGCGATGCCAGAGAAATTGCCACGATGGCTCCTGGATTGGAAGCGTTGGATTTCATGCTCTTGCCAAGATATCAAATCTATACAAATTTTATGTCGGGTGGTAGACAGACTGGCTGGATACAGGGCAAGACAATCCCCGCTCCACCGGCACTCCATACTGCGGCAGAAATTAAGGCACGAAGTCAAACTCGCTATGGTCGATCCAGCGGTGAGGTTGAGGCAGAATATCTCAAACTATTTGAGGAAGCCCCGAGCCTGATCGGTCCAGATCTTGATGATTCTGTCATCGGTCGGAGGAAAATATGAAGACGAACCGCCCGACCTTTCGCAGCGATGAATATGCCGATGATTCACCCGACATATCGGCACAAGAACCGTTTAAGGGAAGCGGCCCCTACCGCCATGTAGCGGTAGCCTATTCCCCCGGCGAGGAGGTGATCCCCATAGGAGTCAGAGTCGGAAGAAACCAACTGGAAAAATACAACGAGGAGCTATCAACACGCGACCGAGAGATTCTTGCATCTCTAAAAAAGTGCAAGTTTCTACTCACTGGACAGATTCAGCGCTTACATATAACCAATGCATCTACGCAAAAAGCTGCCCGGCGAGCCGCCGCCAGAGAGCTTCGTAAGCTGAAAGATTATGGTCTTGTAAACACGCTCGAGCGAAGGATTGGTGGCACTCGTGCCGGATCAGGTTCTCTGATCTGGCATCTCACAGAAGCTGGAGAGCGTTTCCTGGCAATAGGAAGTTCTGAGCAATATTCGCGAAGACGCTATTTAGAACCCTCACGCATGTTTCTACGGCACTCTCTGGCTGTATCAGAATGCTATGTTCAGCTCGTGGAGATCTGCCGCAGGACTCCGGGGCTGACATTACTTACCGCAGACTGGGAGCCGGATTGCTGGAGGCCATATATGCAGCATGGCAAAATCGTTTCATTAAAACCAGATCTGTTCGCAGCTACAAAAAGCGATGGCTACGAGGACAGGTGGTTTATTGAGATTGATTTAAGCACGGAATCGCCATCAACTATTATCGGCAAATGTGACCGCTATCGCGACTACTATCGTTCCGGGTTGGAACAAAAGCAGTTCGGTGTATTTCCGGTAGTCGTGTGGCTTGTGCTGGATACTGGACGCAAAGATCGGCTCCGCACGGCCATTCAAGAGGCATACCCGAAGGGAGGCAAATTGTTCATTGTCATTACGGCAGATGAGTTTGAACGCCTGGTCCGGCAAGGCTTTGATGCAAAAGATCTCTGCTAGGGGTTCCCTCTAGCAGAGACGTCAAAGGTCTGCGGCATGCAAGTCGAGGCATCCTGCTGAGACGAAAAAAGGCCAGATGACTGTTTTTACTAATTTTAACGAAAGGAATTACATGATACAAAGACCAAGCCAGGAAGAGATTGAAAAAGGCTTAGCAGAATTTAAGGGCGACTACAAGAGACTGCTCCGAAACATCACGAATTGCTTGGAGTTTGATTATAAGGCAATCTGCTCGCTCAGGACGCTCTTGGCGGATTCTAAAGAAGAAATCGCTGAAATCAAAAGAACCATCCGCCCATACGTCGTGGATCTCATTTATGTCCTGATTCTCGATGAGAAAGATCTAAATAGCGGCGAATACGGAGTGGATGAAGAATGATGCGAAAAACTCTTACCGAACAGCAAATTAAGAGCAGATACATCGATATCGCGGAGTGTCTTGCAGTCTGCTTCATCCAAACCAAGAGAATATTGGAAGACGCAGAACTACAGAATATGGATGCTCGCCCTATTAGAAGAGATTTAGCCTGTTTCATTCAAGAATTTATGCAGCTTTGTATGTAGCAAGTACCTTTTAAAACAAACATAGCAAAAACAAAAATTAGAGCCTTTTGCAGTCAAAGCAGAAGATGTTCTCGGCTTGCATACCCCAGGCCTTTGGCCCAATGCAATCACGCTTGATCAAGAACGGATTAGTCGGCGTTTCCGGCTAAGCACCTTATACACCCCCAAAAAATGGACTAGCTCATAGTAGAACATTCTTAAAAGTCGCCGGAGGCCTGAAGCGTGCAAGTCGGATACAAAAACCAAAGAGAGGAAGAACTTTAATGATTATTTGCAACTTTGAATTGACTCAGCAACCCTGTTGACAATATCTTGCTTTGATAATTTACCAACATTACGGAAACGAACGAGCGGTAATTTTACGCTTTGGAAAATGTTTTCTACTTCGGCATCGCGTTTTCTTCGAGCCGGTGAATCGTGAGTGGAATCGTCAAGCTCAATGGCGCATACGACACTTAAATCAGATTTGCTCAGCAAAACATAATCGACAGTTTTGCGATTAATATGCTGAAAAGCACCATTCCAGTTCTGGCCCTTTATTTCATGATTAAGTAACGAGGGCAAACCTACTTGAGGTATAACATACCAGCGATCTTGAAATATTTCGTTTAGTGTTTTGAAGAAATCCTCTTCACGGTTGGTCATTAGATGCTTTCGGAGCTGGTAACGATAGGTTGTTTTATTGCGCGTTCTATTGCTACTACTACTGCTCATCATTACAGAAATGGCGCTAATAATAATGCACACGACAATAAGAATAACCAACCAGGTAAAAGCATTCATGATTGTATTATATCACGCTCAACATTCTTAAAAAGCGCCGGAGGCCTGAAGCATGCAAGTCGGACAAACACAATCAGTAAACGAAAACCTATTTATTTTAGACTATTAACTTTAACGAAAGGAACAGTATGGATTATCACACCCTCGTCAGTCTATATGACGCATACCGTGATGCGGTCAGCGAGCTGGAGCACGCTTGCGAACGCTTTAACCAAGCAGTTATAGATATGCACAGCTACGACATCTCGCTAATCGGCACAGCGGAACAGCTCCGTGAGCTTATTGATAAACTGGAGTGTTGCTATAAAAGCATTATTGAGTTTCAAGACAATAAAGATAAAGAGTCAGAATCAAAATAGGCTTTTCGTAAATTGAGGCGTTTGTCTCCGGCTTGCATACTTCAGGCCTCAGACGCCATAAACGCAGGAGGTAAGCCAATGAAGAAAAATACGCGAGGTCGCAAAATGTGCTCAGACTCCGTCCGAGTATTCCCTGTATTCCGAAAAGAGCCGGATATTGAAAAACTTGGACTTGTATTAATCGAAATCGCAAAAGATCTCGCAGATAAAAACAACTAATTTAAAAAGGAACTTTATGAAAAATATCACCCCTATCTACAGCAAGGAGAATGATATGTCATAACTATTATGACATCAGATATATAAGCTAAGGTCGTTTGGCTCGTATATTGTCATTCTTCTAAAACAAACGACGGCACCTTATAAAAGTATATATGTCCGCTAGAAAGGAGGGTTAAGGACAGCTCTAAAAGCCCAATTGCACATTAACAATCCAGTCTTTAGAAAAGGAGGTCTTCTCTATGATGACAAAAACCATTAAGGAACAGATTCTGGCTATCCGGGATACTGGAGAAACCAATATGTTTGACGTAAACGCCGTCCAGTATATCGCTAACCGCGAAGGATACTATGAACTGGTCGTTTACCTGATGGACAATCATAAAGAGTACAGCAACTTCATCATGACAGGCACCGCACCAGGGCTTGAAAATGATGACGGCGAAATGTAACTGAAAGACGTAGAAAGGGGGATATTTCTATGATGTTAGATTTTAACGATGACAGAACCTACACCAAGGATGTAGTTCTTGCAAATGTCAGATACGCATTGCTCGATCCCAAATCACTGCAAGATGATGCGTTCTCTGCTGAATTTTTAGATATGGCGGTTGTATTTGTCTTAATGGATCATTCCAATCCAAACAGACCAAGATACAAGACTATTGATGCAGTAGATATGGTATCGCTGGACATTAAGCTCAATGAGATCATGGAAGCTGCCAATGAGAACTGCAAGAAAGCCGGATACAAAATCATGCTTATGGAAGATGCCATATCCGAGATTACTGGAATAGAAATCTCGAACAACACCTTCTGTCCAATGTATATTGGAACAAACCCAGAGCGCATGCTTGGAGCTTCCATTCTGATGTATGAAACATATTTGGAGGAACTTGCGGCGCAGATAGAGGATGACCTCTGTATTGCACCGTCAAGCATTCACGAGGTTCTCATCTTTCCGCTCTCTCTTATACATCCCGCAAAGATTATTGAAGCTGTGCGAGATGTAAATCAGACTGTCGTATTACCGCAGGAGAAGCTCAGCGACAGTGCATATATTTATCGCCGAGGCACTCATGCTATCTCACAGGCCACACTTAAGAGTCCCACTGATCTCACTTGCAAGTAAAGCAACAAAGAGTGATGAATGTGTAAAGGAGGAACAAATCATGTGGCAAGAAGGAACAATCGGTATTCCAGTAACAAAAACGGTTGAAAAAGAATACATAGCGGTTCATTACACCATAAAGGTATTCGATGAACCAAGTAAATTCGGCATCAATCATGGAAAAATCTCAAAACTGCAATTAAAACAAGATGGCGAGATTGTAGCTAATTATGATCGTGGCTGGGATATTTATCCGACCACAAAGGAAGCCGAACTGGCTCTCTGCATCTTATTAATCCGACACAATTAAAGGAGGTCTCTATCATGACGACTATAAAATACGCCGCATCTGGCGAACAAAGAAAGAAACTAGTAAACGCTTTATCTGAAATTCTCGGATATGAATCCAAATATCTCAAAGCTCCAAGCTATGGATATGAGATCGGCTCATGCATCGTCAATCGTGCCGGGGATATTGAACTTCCGGACGATATGACCGAAGAAGAAATCGAAGCTATTGTCAAGAAACTTACCTGGCATGGTTTCGAGAGAGCTCTGGATGAGCCTACGGGAGAAATCGACGACGCACCTGCATTGGAAGAGTCTGCTCTCGGAGCAGAAGATCCGACTGAGGAAAATGTATCTGATGCCGTGGAAGCGACCGTCGAAGAATCTGAAGATGTTTTAGACGACGAAATCGTTGCCGATGAAAATAAAATCGGCGCAACTGAGGATTATGATACTTCTACAGAAACATCAACAGAATCCATTAAAGAACCGGAAACTCCTGTTATGCCAGAAGGCAACTTTGAATCAGCGGAAGCTACGGAAGAAGTTACAGACGAACAATCGGGGAAAACTCCTCTTCCGGAAGAGACCGAGCCAAAGAAAATCGTAATTGAGCTTCCAAACTCTTACCTCAATGAAGCCGAACTTGGCAGAGTCAGAGCGATTGTTGCCAGTAAAGCATCCGTTCTCAAAAAAGCTCTTGAAGCCGATGATCTATCTATCGAGCGCAAAGAGGATAAAATTTGTTTTCCGTGGTTCACTGATCATGGGATTGATGGAGAAGCAAAAGCCTATATGCAGCTTATATCTGGCATTGCAAAACGAGCAAAAATGCTCACCCGGGTTACAGCTACAGAAAGCCCGTCAGACAATGACAAATTCACGATGCGACTATTTCTCGTATCACTGAACTTTAAAGGCGCAGAATATGCCTTTGCCCGTAAATTCCTGCTTCGCAACCTATCTGGAAACAGTGGCTGGCGAACCGAGGAGGCAAAAGCAAGGCACGATGCCCGTAAAGTTCGAACAGAAATTGAAGCACCGGAAGTAACTATTGGTCAAGCAACCATTGAAGGAGGCGAAGCTGATGCAAGGATTTCCGAATAAGCAGACGATTGAGAGATTACGAAAAATGTATCCTAAGGGAACACGTGTAGAACTTGTTTCTATGAATGATCCATATGCGAAACTCATTCCCGGAGCGCAAGGAACCGTTCAATTTGTTGACGATATCGGAACGATCTTTGTCAATTGGGACTGCGGCTCCGGTCTTGGTGTTGCATATGGCGAGGATATTATCCGCAAAATTTAGGGCTATACCCACTCACGCGCCAGCCCCATTGTGGGCTGGCAATTTTATAGTTAAGTCTATCGCACATTAACAGAAAGGAGGCATAAACAACATGCTCTTAAAAGACAAACAGGCAATCGAAAGCCTTAGACAGGAGAATTACTCATATGCCTGTATCGCAAAGACGCTTGGACTTTCGCCAAATACTGTAAAGTCTGTCTGTCGCAGGAACGGTTATATTCCAAAGCAGAAGTTCAAGACGAAGGCTGAGAAAAATGTTCTGCAAGTATGCAAAAACTGCGGCCGCATTTTAGATTGTTCTAATAGCCGTAAGAAAAACTTCTGCTGCGATGATTGCCGCATAGAATGGTGGAAAAATGCCAGAAAAAAAGGAAAAAATAATCCATTTTCAACTGGACTTTTCTCCTTAAAAGAGTGATGAATGTCTGTAGGAGGTGGAATTTATGCAAATTAAAGAGATTAACGCAACAAAGCTACCGGATATCGGAATAAAACGTGTCGCCGCATACGCCCGTGTATCTTCTGAAAAAGGAGAAGCACTACATTCTTTATCCGCACAAATCAGCTATTATAACGAGTATATTTCCAATCATATCGGCTGGGAGTTTGCTGGTGTGTATGCTGACGAGGGCATTTCCGGGGCAAAGGACTCACGTCCCGAGTTCCAGCGCCTATTAGCGGATTGCCGCAAAAAAAGGATAGATCTCGTCATTACGAAATCTATCACCCGCTTTGCCAGAAACACAGTAACGCTCCTTGATACAATTCGGGAACTAAAGTTGCTAAATATTGATGTGTTATTTGAAAAAGAAAACCTTCACAGCCTCGGCGTGAATGGGGAACTCATGCTAACGCTCCTAGCAATGTATGCAGAGGAGGAAGCACGTTCGGCCAGCGAAAACCAAAAATGGCGCATCCAAAAGATGTTTGAGGAAGGACGACCAAATACTGGTCGCATGTTAGGCTATTGCCTGAAAGACGGGCAGTTGACCATTATTCCTGAAGAAGCGGAAATTGTCCGTATGATTTTTGATGATTACCTCTCCGGAATGGGGAGGCTTGCTATCGCTAAAAAGCTGAATGCTATACATGTTCCTACGGTGCGAGGCTGTGATGATTGGCGCGAAGGCAGTATCTATCGAATTCTCCATAATGAGAAATATACCGGAGATATGATTCTGCAAAAAACCTACGTTGAGGATTTTCGAACGAAGAAAGGAGTCATTAACCGAGGTGAGAAAAGAAAATACTTTGTAGAAAACAGCCACGAGGCGATTATCTCAAAGAAAATTTTCGAACGGGCGCAAGCCGAAGCAGAACGCAGAAAAGCCAAGATAAAGTTACCCGAAAAACGCATGAAAACTATCTTTACAGGTATGCTTATCTGCGCTTGCTGTGGTAAGCATTTCAATAGAAGAGTCGCGAATGCCAGCACTAAATATGCGAAGCCCGCTTGGATATGTGCAACATTCATGAGGAAAGGAAAGAAATATTGCAATAACCGGCAAATACCAGAAAAAATATTGATAGCAAAGACAAAGGAGGTTCTTGGCTTGCCGTCGCTCGAGGATATTGATCTAAAAGATTATATATCCGAGATTGTCTGCGGTAAAGATTACGACCTTACTTATATCATGAATTCTGGTGCGGAAGTTAAAACAATATGGCATCCCTATTCCCGAAAAGACAGTTGGAATGAGGAAATGCGACAACAAGCGCGAAATAGAACCTTAGAAAGGAGTACCTTGTATGAATAACGCAAAACGAGTGACTGTTTGGGAACCGATAGATATCCAAGCTATGTGTGAAGAAGAATCGGAAATTCCCAAACTAAAAGTTGCCGCATATGCCCGTGTTTCTACGGAGCAGGACGAGCAACAGTCCAGTTATGAGGCACAGGTGGATTATTATGGCAAATATATCCGTAGTAATCCGGCCTGGGAATTTGTCGGCATCTACGCCGACGAAGGTATAACCGGGACAAATACCAAAAAACGCGATGGCTTCAACCGTATGATCGCCGACGCAAAAGCTGGCAAAATTGACCTGATTCTTACGAAGTCGATCAGCCGTTTTGCTCGCAATACCGTCGATACGCTTCAAACAGTCCGTGAGCTCTCCACCCTCAAAATCGAAGTAATCTTTGAAAAAGAGGGTATCCGAACCTTGGATAAACAGTGCGAAGTTATGCTGACAATCATGTCCAGCCTTGCGCAGGAGGAAAGCCGGTCTATCTCAGAAAATGTTCGCTGGGGAATGCAGAAAAGTATGCAGGATGGAAACATCTCTTTGCCATACAAACGTTTCCTCGGCTATAAAAAAGGCGAAGACGGAAGGCCGGAAATTGTACCGGAAGAGGCTGAAATTATCAGAGATATCTACAGAATGTTTCTCGATGGAAAAACGATCCGAACTATTGCGGATATTTTAACCGAACGTGGCATTAAGACACCTGGTGGGAAAGATAGGTGGTCAGTCAGTACTGTCAAGAGTATTCTCTCAAACGAGAAATATAAAGGCGATGCTTTACGCCAAAAGACTTATACTGTAGATTATCTGTCGAAAACAGTCCGAAAAAACAATGGTGAGGTAAAACAGTATTACGTTTCTAACTCGCACGAAGCAATAATCGACGAAGATACCTTTAATCTAGTACAAGCAGAACTTGAGCGAAGAAGCAACTATAGGTCTGCTCTAAGAGATAACAGCATATTCAGTACGAAAATCATTTGTGGAGAATGCGGATATTTTTACGGCAGAAAAGTGCTTCACAGCAACAGCAAAAAGCATCGAAAGGTCGTGTGGTATTGTAACCATCGGTATGATGGTGACGAAAAATGTGCATCTCCCAGCATTTCTGAATCAGATATTAAGAAATATTATCTGGAAGCCCTGGAAAAATTACTGTCCAACAAGGATTCATACATTACAGAATGTCAGGAGCGTCTCGAAAATGAAGATGTATTAGTACAGCTTAAAGAAACGCGCCAGCAGGCTGAAATTTCACTTGAGGACCTTATGGCAGAGATTCAGGGGTTAGTCCACGAAAACGCCCGAAAGTCTCAGGATCAGCAGAAATACCGAGCTAAATTCAATAAGTTCGTCCAGCAAATTGATGAACAGAAAAAGCGCATGGCCGTTCTGAAAGCCGAAGAACTTAAACTGGTGGGTATGCGCGAGAAACTTCATCGTTTTATTGAGACGCTGAAAAACTGCAAAGATGCTACAGTATTTAAAGAGCAAGAATGGAACAACTTAGTAGAGCGTGCAGTCGTGAAGACAGAATCGCTTGACTTTGAATTTAAGAATGGCGAGAGGATAAAAATCACAATCTAA